GCATGGAGGAGGGTGAGTGGGGATTGGCTAATTCGAGGTTGTGTGATTTGCCTTTGAAAGTGAATGGTGATGATTGTGTGTTTCGTACAAAGAAGAAAACATATGATCTTTGGGAACGCATCACATCTACTGCTGGTTTGACACCATCCGTTGGTAAGACATACGTGTCTCCCGATTGGTGTCAAATGAACAGTGAGATGTGGGGTGTAACTGAGAAGGGATTTGAGTATGTTCCTTATACTAATTATGGATTGTTGTGTCGACACCCGTCAAAGGGTAATGGATCGGACCGCTCTGCGGGGGATCTTCCCGGGTTGTGGCACAGCTTTATTCGTGGTTGGGATGTTAAGAAACATTCGAGAATGTTATCTCAGTTCATTTCACATCACAACGAACTCTTGAAAGCTGCACCGATCTCCTGGTGGTTACCTATCCACCTAGGAGGTTTGGCTCTTCCCCGTTTCGATGAGGAAGTTAGTGTGACTTTTGAACAGTTGAATCTCGCAGAATTCCTTTTGCGTAAGCTTCCTGAAAATGGAGGCAGTAGTATTGTTGGATGTCTTGTGAAGCCAGGCGCAAGTCTGGACGAACGATCGATACCCAATGCTTTGAAAATCGCTATGGAAAAATGTTTGAGACTCGCTGTCCCTGTAAAGGACGAAGGGTTTGTTGAGGATAGATGTGGTGGTATCGAGATTAATTATCCGTGGGATCCATATGTAGATCTCTCCTCCTTCATCTGGGACAATTTCAAAATATTTGGAATTGCTAAGGTGAAGGGGGAGGGATTGTTCCACCAGTTTTTCAAACTCCTTAAACAGAGTAAAATTGCTGGTCATGGATGTGGTCCCGCTGGTGTATATCTTGATCATTTGTTGAATGGTTGGAAAATGGTTGTTCCGGGTGGGATGAATCGTGCTTTGCGGCCTTGTGTCGCTAAGTTTGATTTCTTTCGTCGTGAGCTGACAGCTAGAGAGAATATCTCCAACGGGCCTAGGTTTATTCCTAGGCCTGAGGAGAGGTTCTGGAAGTATTGATCTTAATCGATCGATACCTAAGGACCCATACCCAATTCTCTTGCGTGTTCCTTTATGGACGGGCGGTTTCAAGTGATTCCAGCT